TAGGTATCTTAAATGGTTCTGGTTCATCAGGTCAGCCTACAGGTATCATGCAAACATCTGGTATTGGTTCTGTTGCAATCGGTACTAATGGTGGTGCTATCACAGTTGATAAGCTGATTGATCTAGAAACTGCAATTATGGAAGATAATGCAGGTGTCAACGCTGATTCTATTTCTTATGTAACCAACGCTAAAGTGATGGGTGCAATTAAGAAACTTAAGACATCTGGTGGTGAGTACTTAGTTAATAACAACCTACAGGCATTAGGTAGAGGTGCTACACCTGTTGCTGTTAATGGTTATCCTTTAGCAATGACTAACCAAGTACCTAGCAACCTAACTAAAGGTTCTACATCTGGTACTTGTTCTGCAGTTGTTATGGGTGACTTCTCACAGGCTATCTTAGGTCTATATGGATCTGGTATTGAAATTACAGCAGGTGAAGATTCTGATGATTTCGCTAAGAACCTTGTTTCAATTAAGGGTGTAGTTGCATTTGATGTTGCTGTTAGACACGCACAATCATTTGCTGCAATCTTAGACGTAACCACATAATTGGTTTACTATATGGGGTAGCTATCTACCCCTTTTTTTTATGAAAATTAAGTGCTTAAAAGACGTTTGTGCAAGTGGTGTTGGTTTAGAGGCTGGCAAGACTTATGATCTATCTAGTACAGATGCTTCTTTTCTTATCAGTATTGGTAAAGCGGAAGAATATAAAGAAACATCAAAACCAAAAAAAACAGTAGCATCTAAAGCTAATGCAAATAAGTGAAGATCAAACAGTATATCTAGATGATTTTGGTGTTAGTTGTACATCAGGTGGAACTACTGCAAAGGCAATATTAGAACAACCTGATTTAGTTTTAGCTGGCAACCAGATTATTAGTACTGATTATCAACTTACTGCAAGAGTTAGTGACTTTGGTAGTTTAGTTGCAGGTGCATCTATTACTGTTGATAGTGTTGCATATACAGTTAGAGAAGTTAGAAAATTAGATGATGGTGCATTTTGTGAAATTGCAATACAGAAAACATGACTACTAAACGTGAACAGATTATGGCAAGGTTACTTACAACAATTGCTAATACAACAGGAGTTAGTACAAGGATTTATAGAAGTAGAGTAGTACCATTAACTAGAGGAGAATCACCCGCATTAGTACTTGAACCTGTTAGTGATACTGTTGAGCAAAATACATCACTACCAACACTTGACCACTCTTTAACAGTAAGAATAAGTGTAATAGTAAGGGGTGATGTACCTGACAATGTGGCAGATGCAACTGTAGAAAGTTTGCACAGTAAAGTAATGTCAGATCTGACAGTAAATAATTTAGCTATTGATGTACAACCATCAGATACTTCTTTTGAATTATTAGACGCAGATCAGCCTGGTGGTGTTATTGGAGTGGAATATATAGTGCGTTATAGAACAGAAATAGACGATTTAACGCAATAGATGGTGTTTATTGCTAAAAACCTATATTATATAAACATAGTGATTTAATGTAACAATGCCTAAGCTACACAGAAAAAGAAGCATATTAGCTAAAGCAGAATCTAGTTATGGAAGTGACCCTACACCTACTGGTTCTGCTAATTATGTACAGGTAATAGATTTGAATATAGAACCTATTGTAAGTGATGAAGTATCTAGAGATTTAATTAGGCCATATATGGGTAACTATGAAGTAATACCTGCAAATACAAGAGTTAATGTAACCTTTGATGTAGAAATGGCAGGTAGCGGTAGTGCAGGTACAGCACCTAAATATGGTGCTATATTAAAAGCGTGTGGTTTATCAGAAACAATTACTGGTGGTAATACTGTTACTTATGCACCAGTATCTACACCATCAGATAGCGTTACATTATTTGTTAACTATGATGGCATCAGGCATAAAGTAACAGGTGCTAGAGGTACATTTAGTATTAATTGTGAAGTAAACAATATTCCACGTATATCTTTTTCTTTAACAGGAATATTTAACGCACCTACTGATACTGCTTTACCAACTGTAACAGTCAGCAATCAGGCATCACCCCTTATATTTAAAAATGGTAGTACATCTAGCTTTTCTATATTTGGTTTTGCAGCAGCTTTACAATCATGGAATTTAGATTTTAATAATGAAGTAATCTATAGAGAATTAGTAGGTGGTACTAAAGAAGTATTAATCACAGACCGCAGACCATCAGGTACAGCAGTTATTGAATCTGTTGCATTATCCAGCCATAACTTCTTCACAGATTATACTGGCACATCAACTGGCACAAACACATGGCTACATGGAACAACCGCAGGTAATAAGGTTACTGTATCTTGTCCACAAACAGATTTAGGGCAGCCTACCTATGAAGAATCAGATGGTATTACAATGCTAAATCTTCCATTCATGGCAACACCTACTGCATCAGCTAATAATGAATTTAGCTTAGTATATACCTAAAGTTGCATAGATTATAAATAGGGTCTACCCTAGTATGTATATACCTATTTTGTTATGCCTTTTGTTATTGACCAGAAACCTACATATAAATGGAAAGTAGTTGTAAAAATAAATAAAGATGGTGAAGTATCACAAGAAATATTTACAGCACATTTTAAAAATATTTCACAATCTAGATTTAAAGAAATGATAAAAATGGTAGAGGAAAAACAGATAGATGATATTGATGTAGCAAAAGAAGTATTACTAGGTTGGGAAGATTTAGTAGATTCAGAAGGTCAAGAAGTACCATTTAATAAAAATACACTAAATCAATTATTAGAAGTAAGAGGATTTGCTACTGCTGTAGGTTTTGCTTTTATGGAATCAAATGAAGAAATATTTGTAAAAAACTAGCAGAGGCAGGTGAATATTGGGCTGTTGGTTCAACTGTCATAGATAAAACAGCAGAAGATGATGCAGTATTAGGAATAAAAACAGAAAAAAAAGAAATAGATGATAATTTTTATGTATATTCACAAAATTGGGATACTGTACAAATCTTTCTAAGATGTCAAACACAATGGCGTGTAGGAATAAGTGGAATTATTGGTTTGGACTATACATCTGTGATAGAAATGATTAAACTATACTTAGTAGAAGATACTGTTGCTATGCTTGAAAATCTACAGATTATGGAAGCAGCAGCATTACAGGCATTAAACAAAGATAAATAATATGGCAAAGTTTGATTTAGTAGTAGCAGCAAAAACTGTAGGTGCAGGTTCTATTAAACGTCTAGGTAACTCTATGCAAGGGGTTGCAGGGCGTGTTAAAAATTTAAGGCTTGCAATGGGTGGGCTAAATAAAACATTTGCAACTTTTGGTATTCTTATTTCTGGTGGTGCATTTGTAGGACTTGTAAAAGGTGCAATAGATAGTGCAGATAGTTTTGGTAAATTATCAGATCAGACAGGCATAGCTGCTAATACATTACAGGCATATGTAAACGCTGGAAAATTAGCTGGTGTTAGTCAGGAAACAATAGATAAAGGACTTAGAAGATTAGCACAATCTATGAGGGAGGCAGATCAGGGTGTTGCAACATATTCAGATAGTTTCGATGCTTTAGGAATATCTGTAAGAAGTGTTGATGGTACATTTAAAACAAATGAACAGGTATTAGGAGAAGTAGCAGATAGATTTTCACAAATGGAAAATGGTGCAACAAAAGCTGCTATTGCTATGGAAATATTCGGTAGATCAGGGGCAAGTTTAATAAATCTTTTAAATGGTGGTGCAGCATCACTAACAGAATTTAATTATGCAGTATCAGATGAATTTGCACAAAATGCTGAATTTTTTAATGACCAGATAGCAGTATTAGCGATTAGATTTGATGGATTTAGAAAACAGCTTACAGATGCATTACTACCTGCATTAAATACTATTGTTGGTGTATTTAGTGAATTATTTAGTGCAGAAAATGATTTTAGTGGATTTTTTAAGGCTATAGAAATAGGGATAAGAGGTATAGCTATTGGTATATTTGCAACTGTAAAATTAGTAGATGAAGTTATAAGGGTTATAGGTGTAGCAGCAAAACGTGTACAGGGCTTTTTTGACAATATAAAAATTCCACCTTTTATTCAAAAATTATTAGGCGGTGCAGGTAATATTGCAAAAGATTTAGGTAATAGATTTGTAACACAGCAGAAAAGTAATTTAACATCATTACTAGGAGAAGATTTTACAAAAGGTTTTTCAGAAAGATTTACTGAAAGTTTTAATAAAATACAAGAATTATTTAGTGG